TCGCTGACTTAATGTAGTTAGCCTTGGTCAAAGGTTGCATACCGCCATAGGATACAGCATTAAGCACATTATCCATAGCCTTAGCAATCTTACCGCTATGCTTAGACTGTGCTGTGATATACTTGTTATAGTTTATCTGTGCTATAGCTTTCTCTTTGTGGCGTTTAGCTCCCGATACGTCACCCTTGTCCTTAGCTTTCTTGTGTAAGGTCATCTCATCCTTAACTACCTGCTGGGACGCCTTGTTGATACCGTGCTTGTCATAGAGGGCCCTAGCCTCAGGGTCAATGATAGACTGTATACCACCTTTGACTCCCTTCTCAGCCCATTGTCCTACACCTACCATAGACTGTGCAAGCTTAAAGGCTTCTAACGGCGTTGAGACACCCTTTACTTTATACTTGAGTAGTTGCTTTGATAGGTCTTCATAACTAGCTGGTTGATCCTTAAGCGTCTTAACCTCAGGTGCATAGTAGCTTGGTATGTAGTTAGGTGCTGCTGAGATTGCACGTTTAATAGGAGCTAATAGCGCCTTAGGTATGCCAAACTCAGCTATACCTGCACCTGCCATAATGTCCTTAGCATTCTCAGGGTTAGCCTGTAACCACGCTATGGCTTCCTTGCCTGTGTCCGTGTCCATCCCTTGCTCCATGACATATTCCATACCAGACACCAAAGCATCTGTAACTATATCAGGGGTAACAAGGTCTAGGGCACCACTAACCACACCACCTACGAGCTCACCAGTACGACCAGTGTGACGATAAGCTAGGTGAGGTAAACTAATGTCACCTTGTTCATATAACCTATCATCCTCTAAGGCTCTTTTGTTACCTTCAACAACCAAGTCTTTAAGCTGTGTACCTTCCTCAACTACTTCATCAAAGAGTGTGGTGTTTAAAGCGTTGACAGGATTATTCCACAGGTCACTGACAGCACCACGCATCATGTTATGTGAGGTCTTAAGATCAGTTAGGAAGCCCATTATTTCTCCTCGTTACTCTGTTCTTTACGTTGCTCTTCACTCAACATAGCTAGCAGTACAGCCCTATCGGCTCTATATTGATTCTTAAGCACTGGGTCAGTAGTCTTACGTATTAACTTACCTGCTTGACGAATCAACTGGCCTGTGGCTTTCTTACCTGCCGCTGACCGCATGAACTGATACGAGAGGGCACCAGCCGCAACTGCACCAGTACCAAAAGCTGCCATAGGTAGCCACTTGTGTGCTGCAATGTTAGTAGCAATTGACATCGTGGTGAGGATACCTACGGGTGTGTGAGGTATGCTAATGTCTGCGTCTTTAATCTTCTTACTTAAGCGTACCCAAGCAGTCTGACTCTCCGTTTCAAGCTTAGGTTCAATCAGGTTCTCAGCTTGATATAACATAGACTGACGATTAAGTGATTTCTTAACTTCTGCATCAGGTACAGCCTGCTCAACCTTATCATTTAAGTATTCACGCAGCTTACGTACCACCTGACCCCTTGAGTTAGAAGCTGTAGGGTCTAAAGCGCCCTTCTCTACATTCTTCACCCAAGCATCAAAGTCACGGCGTACCTGTAAGAGGCCTAGTGTGGTGCCGTCTGACTTAGCAATGCGAGACTGTATCCAATCAACGGTAGCTAGTCCAACTTTCTCATTACCTGAGATAGCCTTGAAGTCATCACTATCAAAGAGAGCATCCATTGTGTCGCCTAGTTCTTTACCTAGCTCCACTGAATCAATCTTAGGGTTACCTAGTTCTTTAACACGAGCAGCGGTGGACATTCGTAACTTTTCCTGTGCCTTCCAGATGTGTCCACGAGTGGTAAGGAAAGGCATACCACGCTTAACCTCAGGTATCTTATGTACTTCATCATATATATCTTGTTCACGTTGAGAAGGTGCATACTCTCTATGTACACCATCATCCATAGTAAACACACCACCACCGTTAGTGGCTTTTTTAGCATGTGTCTCATTGACAGGTGTAAACATATCAGAAATATTAGAACGTCTACGCTTCTCGGATTGCTTAACACCACTAGCAACTAAAGCCGAACCTGCCTTCTCAAGGAGTGAATCATCTTCTTTCCATGTTTTGGTCTTAGGGACGGGAGCCATAAAGGCAGCAATGTTTAGTTGTGCCTCAACATCACGAGCACCTTCTGGGTTCTCTTGTTTCCAGACACGATACCACTCAGGCCCTTTAAGAACAGCTTCTACACCTTCAGAAACCATCTCTCCAGCTTCTGAGTTGATAATGTCAAACCACTGTCCCTTAGCAGCCTCTACCACAGGTTTTTCAATATGGTCGGGAGTGGCGGCGGCTACTGCACCACCAAAGGTCTTGAGACCTGTCATAACTAACTCACCAAAGGCTGGTATAACAGTTTCCGCTAAAGCATAGCCTGTGAACTGCTTAAGGCTCTCAGGCCCCTCAGGGGGCATTCCTTCGACAGGTAAGCCACTAGTCCTGTTGTCCATAAACTGACCACCTAGTTCACCTAGGTCATTCATCATGTTCCCTGCCACATCCGTTATACTAGAGGTAGCGTCCATAGCAACATCACCTAGCTGCTCTATGGCTGTGCCTTGTGCTGGGTTATGTGCAGCAAAGGCTCCCCGTTGTACTCGTGTGGTTTCCACTTCTTCCGCAGTCATGGCCTCATGTATAGCTATGAACTGCTTAGCGGAAGCAATATCACCTGACTTGTAGGCCTGTTGTATTGCTCTTGTGATATTATCTAATTGCTCTGACATATTACTTCCTTATCAATCTACAATACCGTAGGTTTTCTTCTGCTCATCAGTTAGTGTATCAATCAGTGTTTGAGACTGTACGACACCTCCTGACTTACTAGCATTCAAGTCAGTGATAACACCTGCTAAGTCTAGCTCATTTGTCTTCTCCCATTTAGCCATATAGACTTTAGCAGAAGAGCCTGAGGGGTTCTTAGTTGCATTCTCAGAGTGCCATGAGTTCAAAGCTAAGTCACGATCCTTCTGCCATTGGGCTACACGCATTGCAGTCTTAATCAACAACCTGTTAGCCTCAGGGGTCTTGTCTAAGCCCTGTGCAGCCGCTTGAAACAATGCCATTTCCTTCTCAGATATAGCACCTGAGGTCTGTTGTACGTACTTCAATGCAGACTCTAAGGCGTTAGAGCGAAACTGCTCAATGTTAGCAGCGTCAATAGTGGTGTTTTCACCTACAACTCCCATCAAGATACCAAACTTTCGGAATGCTTGTATAGAGTCGGCTCCAGTACCTGTGTAGATACCTGTGTCAAGGATTGCAAGACTCTGTTGATAACGCTTAATGTCTACAGTGGCATTACCATTAGCTTCGTCTGAAGCAGTAAGAACTTTAGTCATGCTATTAGCATTTGACATTTCAACCTGTTTACGCCTAGGGTCTACACCACCACCAAAGAGTGAGCGAGAAGTGGCTAGTCGTACACGGTGCTGATCTTCAGTTATTGCCCCAGAAGCTAAGGCTTCATCAAGCTCCTTACGTCTATTAGTCATAGCCGCTTGGTTCTCAACCGCTGTAGATACGCCCCCACCTGCGCCTGTCTTCGTCTTGTCAAGTAACTTAACAGCGGAAGTAACATCAGCCGCTGTGGCATCACCTGAGAGTAGTAGTTTAGAAGTATTAGGATGAGAGGTGGCTAACTTCTCACCTACAGAAGTGGCTCTATTCTCTAAGGCTTCCTTCTCCCACGCTAACGCTATGTTAGCTTCACGCTGCTTAAGGTCTACTGCTGTTTTATCTTCAATGTCTTTACGAGCCTGTAAGACGATTTGAGCACCTTCTTTAGTGTAGTTATTACTTATTAAGGATTGTCCAAAAGCTAGACGTTGTTCTGGAGTGCCTTTGCCCATGACCTCACCATATTGTTGTTGCATAGCCTCTTGACTAGCATTAGCAGCCTTAAGCTTCTCCATCTGCTTATCCTCACCCTTGTCCATGCCACCTGCTAAAGCACGTCCTAAGGAAGAACCTAGTAAGCTCGCAGCTTGCATCTTGGCAGGGCTACGGGCGCCCTGTGCAGCTTGCATCATTAGTTGTTGCTGAAGGTCACCAGCACGTTGATTACGTTGTGTGAGTAAGTCCTCTACAGAAGGGCCTTGTGTAAATAAACCTTGTTGTGCCATGTTATGTATTCCTATATTTATTTACTTGAATAGACCAGTAAGCCAATCACTACCAGTGTTAGTTCCTAAGAAACTAGAGCCTAATGAAGTTAAGCCAGTAAGCCACCCATTGTCTCTATTGGTAGTATTGTACTTCATCTGCTCACGTTGGATGTCCTGACCACTCTTACTTAGCTCATAGTTCTGACGTAAGGCCTCTAGTCCAGTTAAGTTACCAAACATGTTCTGCTTAGAACCTTCGTTAGTCATAAACTGTGACATATCTAAGCCTGCACGTTGTAACTCTTGACCAAAGGCATCTGTAGTGGACTGTGCTGATAAGTTAGCTAAAGCATTGGACTGAGCAGCGTTCATACCATACATGTCAGGGTTCATCATACCAGAGCCTGTACCAGCACCTAAGCCTTCACCTGATAACTTTAGACCTATACGACCTAAGCCTTGCATCTGTTCCATGTTCCTAGCTCGTTGCTGGGCAAAGACAGGATCTAAGAGAGCACTACGTTCACTGAAGAGTGATGACGCTGCACCTTCAGGATCAAAGTTATAATTAAATTGAGCAGGGTCAGCCATAGCCATATCTTCTGCTTTATCATATAAGCCTGAGCCTGATCTAAAGGTGACTGGTTTGAATGTACCAGTGTCTAGACTACCGTTGGGGATAGCTGCTCCTGCGTCATTACCACCACCTACTAGGCCGCCTGTAGGGTTTACAGTGCCATTAGCTACTGCAGCACGTTGAGCGTCAGTAGTAGGGCTACCGATGAAGGCATGAGGTAGTTGTTCATTCATTTGACCTGAGCGAGCTAACTGTACACGTTCTTGAGGTGTCATGTCAGCAGGGTTCTTACCACCGCCGATAGCGTAGTTAGCTTCCTGATTGTTGTAGGCTTCTTGAGCCCTGTCGTTCATACCATATTTAGTTTGATCCCAGAAGGAGCTACCTACAGCCTTAGCTGCTCCCATGACAGGGTTAGCTGCAGCCATTAGCATTCCTATGGTAGAGCTAGGCATCTGTGGTGCAAAGTTCTGACCAGCTACAGCTGCCTGTGCGTAGCTAGGTTGATTATTCAGTTGATTACTATTCCCTTGTGTTGATAGGTCTCGGACTGGGATATTATTGACCATTGTGTCGTTACGATCATATTCGGGCATTATTGTATCTCTCTCTTTTAAACTGGTGTTACTTTAGTAGCTCTATAGTATTGACCTACAAGCTACTAAAGTATACTTAAGACACTTTGTTATATTCTTTAATTAATCATTAAGTGATAACCAAAAGTAATTTCCTTTGTTCTTAGGTATATTATACCAGAAGTCAGGAAGTGTGTCAAGCTTTATTTTAATACTTTATGATATAGTGAAGGAGCTAGGGTTGTAGTACGTTGCGCCTGCTATACCGCCTATGCCTTTATTGGATTCTACAACATGGCTGTGGTCACCTGTAATCTCGCCACCTTGGCTACCTGTTGAACCTTCAGCACCACCAGAGCCGCCTATGCCTCCACGTACTGTACCATCGTAGCCCCCAGTGCCTCCAGTGCCTTCACTTGCAAGAGTGCCTGCAGAGCCTGCAGTACCGCTGTGAGTAGTGGAGCCACCGTTACCGCCAGCGCCATAAGGCCTACCGCCGCCACCGCCACCACCGCCACCATAGGCAGTACCTGTGTGTACATAACCTTCACCACCGCCACCACCACCACCGCCTCCTGAGAGAGTACCATTGTTTATTAGTGTGATGTCAGACTCTAGATGTACTGCAACACCGCCAACAGTGCCGTCAGTTGCATGGGCAATTGCATTATATGAGTAGCCTAAACCACCGTTGCCTCCATCACCGCCACGCCCTAAGATAGCACCATTGTTTTCTATGGTCAACTTAGCAGTATGACTAGTGCCTGTCTTAAGCGCATAGACGCTAGTGGATGAGGCAACCAAAGTAGCACCACTAGGAATAACTACACGGACATTATGGTAGCGATCTAATCCTAAAGAGTCCAAGTCTACATCAGTGTGCTCAGTAGCAGCGAAGGTGTAGACTGATTCATATTCATAGGTCTGTTCCCAGCCCGTGTCTACCTTACTATAAGCTTTCTTAACTTTAGTCCAACCACCTGCTAGCTTAACCTGAGGCTTAGCAGCTACCCAACCACTACCTGTTTTAGTTTTAATATTCAAACCAAATATCTCCTATATTACCCTCGGATGCAGGAGCATTGTCATTAATATATATGTCTTTACCCGTAGCGCCCGTAGCAGCATCAATGATCACCGTGTTAATACCCATAGCAGGGCTAGCAGCCGCTACGAAGGCTGTGGTGGCTACTTGTGTACTACTGTTACCTGAGGCTGCTGTAGGTGCTGTAGGCGTCCCTGTGAGCGCAGGGGAGCTTGTGTTGGCTTTAGTTGTTATAGCTGTTGCAATGTTAGTAAATTCATCATCAATCTCAGTACCACTGACGGTCTTAAGAGGGTTACCTGTAGTCAGTGCATCCTTTGATGCAAAGTTTGTTGCTTTGATATAATTAGACATAGTTAAAGTACCTTACCTTGTTTGGCATAAATTGAGATCTTCTGGAGTGACATAGCAGTACCGTCAATGTCAGTAGTGAAACCTATTTGGATGATATTACCTGCTCCCTGTGTGGGTGCTGACTGTTCATTGATGAGTACTGACCCAGCAAACTCTGCTACACCATACTCTGCTACACCGTACTCAAACACTGTTCCTGCCTCTAAAGCAAAGGTCTGAGAGAAGTAAATAGGGCTATACTCGTAGCCTACCTTAAGTGCAAAGGTCTGACCTGTAGCTCCTACCGTAGTGGCTGATAGCTTCTTAACTATCTTGTTTACGTTGGGCATGTCCAAGTCGAAGTAGTTGCTATAGTAAGCCATCTCATACTTCTCACCATCATCTTGGTAACCTCTGTACTGAGCAATACCATCAGGCTGTGCAAAGAACAGGTCTGACCCTAGCGATAGGAGACCCTTAGGTGTCAACTTAGGCCAGATGGTTACCCTGAAGCTACCATCCTCTAGAGCTTGTCTAGTGTCAAAACAGAAGGTCTGCTTAGTGGCTGGGAAGGTAAGTAAGTAGAAAGCATTGGTAGGTGAGTAGACTGACTTAACATTAGCTAAGACTTCACCATTGATAGCCTGAATCATGTCATCACGGACATTCTTAGAGATGTCTCGCATAGGCTGAGATTTCTCTTGTACTGTACGGTTAAGTGAACGTACACCTGTGTTACTTAGGAATAAGATATCCTCACCAGTGTTCTGTACACTATCACGAGCAATACAACCGACACCTTCGATTACTTCAACTAAGGTTAGGTTAGAAGTTGTCATGCCGCCTTGGAAGTTATCACCATCGCTATAGATGATAATGTTATCCTTACAGAAGATAATCAAGTAGCCGTTGTGTGCGCCTACCGCCACTATCTCATCAGCACCTTGAGTAAGAACACTTGAGATATCAAGAGAACCTGCTGTGCCCGATTGGAAGTTAGAGCCATCAAGAAGCTTAGTAAAGTATACTGTTGTTTTATTATCTGTGGTGTCTGCTACCCATAAACGACCATAAGCTGCTAATACAGTATTGCCATGAGGTACTTTATTGTGGTGATGAGGATGATTACTGAATGAATCAAACTCTTCTGCCCCTGTTTCATTAGTGTAGACTAAGGGTTCATAACCACGTTGGAAGAAGTAATGATGGTCGTTCAACGTAGCTGCTTGCCAGTTACCTTCTGTGATAGTATCATCAGTGTCAGGTGTTATTGTAGTAAGCGTCTGTGTTCCTTTAAAGAATGTAGTGTCATTCCAAGATAGCCTAAC